TTTGGATAGTTGACGGATTGATTATAAAAGAAATTATATAATAAGTCAAGGGAAGTTAACAACCATCATCATTTTCTTCCTTATGAAGACGAAGAAAATATTCTTCGTCATTTTCATTATCCTTCTTCTGAAGGGACTTAGAGTCCTTCGACATCTTTATAAGGTTTTGGTTTTTGGAGTGTATGAGTTGCTTTTTTCCAGTCATTGTTGAAGAGATCCAATCCTTTTTCAGTAAGAATATTATTATACATTTTATCAAATACCTTAACAGGCATTGTCACTACATCAGAACCAACCTCAAATGCTTTCTCTACATCATTAACACTACGAGTAGATGCTGCTAGAACAAATGTTCTAACCATATGCTCTCTATATACCTTTGCTATTTTCTCTACAAGATGAACTCCATCAAATCCATGATCATCTACCCTTCCAATAAAAGGAGAAACATAAGTTGCTCCAACCTTTGCAGCAAGAATTGCTTGAGCAACTGAGAAGATAAGAGTAACATTTACTTTAACTTGTCTTTCAAGAGCTAAGATCTTGCAGGTCTTAAGACCTTCAGGAGTACAAGGTACTTTAATAGTAACTGCTGAACCAAGTTTGATATACTCTTCTGCTTGTTTTAGCATCTCTTCAGAAGTATCTGCTACTACTTCAGCACTAATATCAGGAACACCTGCCTCTACCAATTCTTTAATAGCTTCAACAGGATCTCTACCACTCTTTAAAATAAGAGTAGGATTGGTAGTAACACCATCAATCAATCCCGTTTCAAGGTGTTCTTTAATAGCATTTACGTCTGCCGTATCTAAAAAGATTTTCATATTTTGTGAATTACTTTTTTATATATTATACCACTTCGTCTATTATCTGCCAAGTATGTTTATAATCCCGAACATGATATGCATAACCACCTCTATTCTTTATTTCTTTGGATAAAGGATAATCATTTTCACCTTCATTCATCATATCTCCAAAAAAATATAATGTATCATCTTCACTAAAATCTCTAAGTATCTGACTCTTATCACTCCCCAATGGTCCAATATCAAGACCAGTCTGTCCTCCAAGTACTACAGTTAAATTAGGAAACTGATTTCTAATTCTATCTGCTATATCCTCCCTTTCCAATCTCTCCTTATCCCATTTAACATATTCTTCTCTTCCTATAGAAGGATTAGAATGTCTCCCTAAAATACTAAAATTAATACCACCTGGTCTCCTCTCAATATGATTTCCATTACGAATAGGAAAACAACTATATGCCAATTCATCCATTAAAAAATTCTCTACATCTTTTGGTAATTCCCAATCATCTCTATAAACATTCACATCCCTTTCATATACATCAGACCCCGAACAATTATATACTCTTTTAGATGTATAGAATATATCTAATCCTAATTGTTCTACAGTCTTCTCTCTATCACTACCAGTAACAAGATAAACATCATGTTCCCGACAGAATATTAAAAATGGTGCCCAAAATTCATGCTCAATCTGTTTACGACTAGGAGTAAGAGTCCCATCTACATCAAAAATGTACTTATTCATTTTATCTTTTTACATCATGAGCACATCCATCTCCAGTATAATTATCACTATCATAATAACCACCCTTTGTACCAAAGAAAAGAGATAATCCTATAAAAGGAAGTGCTGCTACAATTAATACAGTTTCTAATAACATATTATCCCTGCCAAATCATATCAGGCATTGGTTGTTGACCTGGTCTGTTTACTATTAATAGTATAGCATACCCAACAAACCATATTATATTAAATAACCATGCTTGTCTCCATAGATATTTTCTAATACCCATAGCAACAAAAACATTTTTAACTGCTTTAGGATCATCTTCATTACCTACAGATCTAAGAATCTGTTCTATTACCACTGCAACCAATGTTCCTATCACCAATGGATAGAATACAAAGTTTGCAAATGACATGATTGCTATTAAAAAAGTCATTAATATCCTCCATAAGGATCAGTTTCAGGAGTAAACTCCTCTTGTTTTTTAAAGAACTCACTCATACTAGATTGACAATTAGGTGGTTCAGGATCTTTATATCCTTTTACCTTTTTCCATTGATTGTACAATGCACCTAGTATCCATGACTGAGATAGACTCTTAGGTCCGTTCTCTAGCAACTCAAGTTCTTTTTTATTGCTTGTGTATGCTTTGTATTCTTCCCTCCAATTGGAGTCATCATAAAGTTTAGTTGTCATAATGAAATGTTCTATCCTTGTTTTTAGGATTGGATAATTTAGTACCTCGTGTACGCTTTTCACCAGTCTGCCCATCACCTTTTGGATGAGCACCAGGCTTTGCTTTCTTACCTATGTTGTAAGATGCACCAGGTTTTTTAGATTGTGTGTCATGCAATCTTGCAGGTTTACCTGCCTTCTTGGTGATAACAGTCTCTTGTCCTGCTTCTCTACCAGCACGACGCATCGTTTTACCAAACTTACGTTTGGACATACCCTCTGGTTTAGTTGTGTGATAAGAGACCTCCCTTCCAGTCGATCCATCATCATACTTATAACTTCCAGTGGTTTTCTTATAACCAATGCCTTTCTTTTTTAATTTACCTTCAAGTTTCTTACGTTTCTCACGGTTCGCAGCTTCATCACTTCCACGGTCTGCAGAAATGTGCCCACTGTCATGAGTATCAGATTTACTGATTGCTCTGGATAGTCCTCCCTCATCTAACTGAGAGCATTCTAACATAAATTCTGAATATGTCTTCATACCTTGTGACAGTTTCTTAAGTTATTTATATTTTGGTTAGATCGGTGAGGAAGACAGTAATTAACTTTCCATCTAATGCCTGATATTCTGGATTATTTCTTAAAGACTCATCAGTAGTTCTAAAGACAATTCCTGCTTGAGCACCCACAATCATTTCAATAAATCCCTTAAAGTTATAATAAGGAGAAGAAGAATTACTTATAATAACTTTATCCCCTGCCCACAGACCTAATTCTTGATGATGAACGTAACTCATTTCTTTTTTTAAAAATATTTATACAAATTTTCTCATTTCCTTAAGAATATATTTGTATGCTTCAACTATGTCTCCTTCATTTTTTCTAAAAAGATCCTTATCGAATCTCTCTTTCGTTCCTTTCTTCCAGAGTCGCATGTTGTCAGGTGATAGTTCATCACCCAAGCATAAATTGCCGTGAACATCGTAACCAAACTCCAATTTAAAATCTACAAGATCAATACCCAGAAGAGTAAATAAAATTTGAAAATGATTATTTATCTTCAATGCAGATTCTTTCAAAGGTTTAGGATCAAAACCCATTAATCTTACACGATCTGATGTAAGTAATGGATCATCCTTTTCATCATCCTTTAAAAAGTATTCTACTATAGGAGGATTGAAAAGAGTACCTTCACTAATAGTAGTCTGCTTAACAATAGAACCTGATGCTATGTTCCTAACAATAACTTCTACAGGAATGATTGTCAACTTCTTACAGAGTAATGTATCAAGACTAGGACAATCAATATAATGAGTTCTTATACCTCTCTGCTCTAACATTTCAAAAAGTAATGCTGATATAAGGCAACAGGTCTTCCCTTTACCTTCAGGAAAATCTACTCTCCTACCATTACCAGCAGTTACCTTGTCATGAAAATATATGTAAACCTTTTCAGGTTCATCAGCCATATGATAAAGAGATTTTACTTTACCCTCATTTAATAAACACTCTGCTTGTAATAAAGGTGCTCCCTTTGTATAAAAAATATTTGGTTGTTCTTTACCTGGATCTCCACTCATATCCAATTAAACCCCCTACGTCTTTTCCAATCTGCATACATCCTACCGAAAATCATACCTTCATGAGATTTAATATCTGCACCCTCAAGTAGTTCTCTTTCTCTTTTAGAAAGATTCACATCCATACTAAGGTACTCCTTTTCCCAATTAGAAATATCCTTAAGATCATTGGTATCCATGATTAAAACTTCTTAGATTGATATATTATCTTATATATTTTTATATGTCAAGTCCTAACTACTATATCTCCATCATCATCTTGATCATCATCTGATAATTCATCTACTCTCTTTCTTAATGATTTACTTAATATTTTATCTGTAAATTTAGTATCAGGAGTAAATTTTAGATCAACAGTACCTTCAGCATCTACTTCTGGTTTAAATTTAACAACAAATAATTCATCTCCATCTTTAACTTCTCCCAATTCTGGATGCAAATTCTTAATTTCTCTTCTACGAGGTTTAGGTTCTTCCATCACAGAACTCCATCCCTTCCATATCATACGAAGAGATAATGCAAAAAGAATAATCCAAGTAAGAATAAAAATTATATCTAATATAGGATTCATCTTCCTGGTATATATCGTTGTGCTTTTTGTGCTGTATCTTGAACCATTGGCATAATATCACTCTCTACTTTATCTATAACATCATCAATAACATTCACATCCAAATCCATAAATGGTGGAATGATTCCAAGTATTCTTAAAAGACCATCAACAAATAAGGCAAGACAAATAAATCCTAGGATCATACTAATGATAGTAGCATCTCTATTATGCTTACGCATTGATGCTTCATCAATTGCCCGTGCTTCCTCAAGAGCATCAGCAATCATCTTATCGACTTCTTTTTTTGTATAGAAATCTCCTAGTATAGGTATGTCGTGTATGTCTGGAGACATAAAGATATTTTATATATTTTTTATTATAACACTATTGTCAAGTGTTATAATTATATATTTCTATGTCATCTCATGAACATGATTTGATGGTCGTTTGCCCATCTTCTGTTGCTGTTCCCTTTCCAAATCATATAATTTTTTCATCATCTCTTGTTTCTTTTCAATATCTTCCAATTTTTTATGAACGTCTTTGAGTTCAGACTCAATAGATCTGTCAGTCATTTAGTTTTTAAAATGCTTCTCTCAAACCTCCCTGCTTTGTAGCGGATGCAAGTTGTTGATTCGAGTAAAAGTATTTATATTTTACCTTACTTCAAAATCTAATTTTCTAACCTTTCTTTTCTTTCTAGATTGCTGCCATGCTATATCCTCTGATGATAAAGTAGGTTCTTTTGGAACATCATTTAATTTTACAATCAAAACATGAGACAAGTCTACAGCAGAGATCTTATCATCACATACTATCATATTATTAGGACAACCACAAGCTTGTGGTTTAGAACTACTGACTAATTCTTTATTACATTCTTTACATAAAACTTTTAACATTGCACTAATTCTTAACTTGACAATCTACTCACCAATTAAACCCTAATAATATACAATATTTTTTTCTATTAGTCAAGAAAGAAAGGTGCCGATGTCTTCTCTCTCTACCTCTACTGCTAAATATATATACCTGATGCAGGACAACGGCACGTTTTATTTAGCACCTTGACTAACTGTCTTTAGTCTGATATTCTAAAATTGTAACAATTAGAAGCTATGGAAATCAATCCAATTCCTGATGACGAATATGATAATGAAGAAATATTAATGGCAGAAGTAGCTGATATAACAAGATGGGCAGTGGATAGACTAGAAGAAGTAAAACCTATTGGATATAAAGATGCTATCTATAAAGAATTTGAAGAATGGATAGAAGAAACTGAAGGTGTAGAAGTAATATCCATCGACTTCCAATAGTCTTTCTTCATATATCTACCAAGAATATTAGAATTATAATACTTAGGGGTTCCATCAGGAAAAGATTCAGTTAAAACATTATGAAGAAACAACTGTTTAGTTTCTTCATAATTAACATGTCCTAAAGTTTTATGAAGACTTATTATTTCTCGTTTAAAGTTGAGTTTTCCAAAATGTTTAACGTCTGCTTTAAGCTCTGGAGAACTTCCGTAGTACTTCTTCCAGTCACTCTCAGACGTAACCCTTCTTTTGCCACCTCTAGGCTTTCTACGCTGGCTAAAATATTTTCTTCCGATGTATTTCCTACCCGATTGCAAATTTGTAATGCAGTAGACGTAACCGAAGAAATCGTTAATGTCGTCAGAAGTAAAAGTTGAACCTTGATAGGTCCAGGGGTTTTCATAATCTCCTTCAACCACTGAGGTCTTTGTGGTGGTCTCCATCCCATAATTTTCATATCATTCTTATCTATTTATCGTGTTATCAACCACCCGAACTTTTACAGGTTGATTAGTTAGGTAATCAGCAATTCTATGATATGCAATTGCTGTTAACACTTGGGGTGCTATAAAAGCAATCATAGCAACAACCCAAAACATATAGTAATAGTTCTCTTTGTTTTGTGTTCTCATTTTAGATACTCCATATCTTAGAACAATAATCTTTAATCGAACGATCTGAAGAAAAGAATCCCGATCTTGAAATGTTTAACAATGACATTCTATTCCATGCATCTCTATTTGTCCATGCCCTACTAACACGATCTTGAGCATCAAGATAATCAGAAAAGTCTGCAAAGACACAGAACGGATCATGATTTAATAGATTATCAATTAAAGGTTCAAACATTTCTTTATCACCTTGACTAAAATGACCACCCTTAATAAGATTAATAACTTCCCATAGTTCTGTACTCATATGATGTTTAGGATCATATCCATTTGACCATAAATCTACTATTCCTTTTTCATCATGACCAAACAAAAAGAAGTTTTCAGAACCTACAAGTTGACGTATCTCTACGTTAGCACCATCTAATGTACCTATAGTTAAAGCACCATTCATCTGGAACTTCATATTACCTGTACCTGATGCTTCCTTACCAGCAGTAGAAATTTGTTCTGATAGATCAGCAGCAGGATATACAAGTTCTCCAAGTTTAACACTATAGTTTGGTAAGAAAACTACTCTTAACTTACCATCCATATCAGGATCATTATTAACAACCTCTGCAATATGACAAATAAATTGAACAATCAACTTTGCCATATAATATCCTGGTGCTGCCTTACCACCGAATATTACTGTGCGAGAAACTACATCGACTCCATTTTTGATTCTAAGATATTGATGAATAATCCAAAGAGCAAGTAAGTGTTGTCTCTTATACTCATGTATACGTTTAACTTGAACATCAAACATACTAGAAGGATCTACCGATATACCAAGATGATCAAAAATATAAGTTGCAAGATGATGTTTACCAAGTAATTTTGTTTCTCCTATCTTTTCATTAAGTATTGGATCATATTGTTTCTCTTCTAATTTCTTGAGAGAATCCATATTAGTTACCCAATCAGATCCAACATAATCATTCAGAACTTCAGATAATGCTGTATTACAAGATGCTACCCATCTTCTAGGAGTAACACCATTAGTTACATTTGTAAACTTATGAGGCCATAGATCATAAAACTCTGGCATCAATTGTGTCTTGACTAATTCAGAATGTAATGCTGCAACTCCATTAACATGATGAGAACCTATGGTTGCTAAGTGTGCCATACGAACTGCCTTATTGCCACGTTCATCAATAATAGACATCTTCTCTAACATTACATCATCACCAGGATAATGCAGACGTACTATCTGTAAAAATCTACGATTAATCTCATAGATAATTTCCATATGTCTTGGTAGAAGAGTCTTAAACAATTTAAGATCCCACTTCTCCAATGCTTCTGGTAGCAGTGTATGGTTTGTATAAGCAACAGATTTAGTTACTATCTCCCATGCCGAATCCCATTCAACATGTCTTTCATCAACAAGTAATCTCATCAACTCAGCTACCGCAATAGCAGGATGAGTATCATTTAATTGTACTTGCCAATGATGTGGAAAATCTTTTATCTCATATCCTCTCTTATCCAAACTTCTTAACATATCTTGAAGAGATGCACTCACAAAAAAGTGTTGTTGCTTTAATCTTAATGCTTTACCTGCATCTGTACCATCATTAGGATAAAGAACCTTAGAAATAGTTTCAGAGGAAACACTTTGCTCCACTGATCCCATATAATCACCTATATTAAATGCATAGAAATCAAAAGTTTCAGTAGCATCTGCTCTCCATAATCTTATCCTATTACAATTATTAACCTTATATCCTAACTGTAGGATATCATATGGAACAGCAATAACTTGTTCATCAGGAACCCAACGTACTCTATAATTTCCCCTATCAGAAACATAATTCTCTACCTTACCACCAAATCCTACAAGAACAGACTCATCAGGATGGCATAATTCCCAAGGCCATTCTCCATGCAACCAATTATCTGTTACTTCTATCTGTTGATTATCTTTTATCTGTTGTTTAAATATCCCATACTTATATCTAATACCATATCCAGTAGAAGGTATTTGCAACGTTGCTAATGAATCCATATAACATGCAGCAAGTCTTCCAAGACCCCCATTACCAAGTCCTGGTTCTTCTGCTACATCTAAAATTTGTTCTAAAGTATAACCATAGGATTGTAAAGCCTCTTCTGCTTCTTTTTTTATACCCAAACAGATAAGATTATTATTTAATTGAGGTCCAATAAGAAACTCTGCTGATAGATATGCAACCTCTTTATCAGTAGGTGGTTCCATTGATAACCAATAGTTCATCATCTGATCTCTTACAGCATAACTTAATGCCATATAGAAATCATGCAGTGATGCTGTATCAGGTCTTTTCCCTAAAGTATAAAAAAGACGTTCACTAATCCCATTATAAAGATTATTTAATTTAATTTCAGTCAATTCACAAT